GTCACCGGAAGGAGGACCATCGCCAATGCCTGACTTTTGTCTCAGATGCAACGGGAAAAAGATAGATCCGGAATTTTGCGAAGAATCCTGCCGGGTCTGCAAGGGAACCGGAGAGAGACAGCCGGATATCATTCTCAAGGTTCAAAATATAAAAATCAGATTTTCGGTGCAGGATTTACTCACTGGCCGTCCGCCGGCCGTAGAGTAGGAGGATAGAAAATGGCAAAATCGATTCATGACGACGTCCTCGACGCGGCGTTGAATTATATCAAGAACAACGCCACCCGGATCTGCGTGGATAACGCCGAGCCGACGACGTATACCCAGGCCATCACGACATATAAGTTGGCCATAAAAACGATCAGCAGCGGCGATTTCACCGGGCCGGTAAATGGGGACACGAATGGGAGGAAGATTACTTCGAACCAGCAGACGGGGATCACCGTGGATACGACCGGGACGGCGACGCACGTCGCCCTGGCCGACAGTGCGAATTCCAAACTGCTGCTGGTGACGACATGCACTTCCCAATCCCTGACCCAGGGGAATACCGTGACGATCCCGGCCTTCGATGACGAGATCGCCGATCCGACCTAAGGGCGGGGAAGCGGATGCAGACGGAATTTGTTTTCCTCGGGCATGACAATCGGATCGATCTGATCCTCAAGGCCGATGGGGGTGCCGTCGACCTGAGCGGGGCGAATCGAATGACCCTCACTCTTGGCACGAAACTGATCGACTCGGATAATGGGGACACGGACCCTATACGATGGGCCAAGGCCGGATATGCGACCGGCGAGCTGAGGTTATTCCTGGGAGGAGAAGCCTTGACGGCAGGTGAATATATGGTTCCACTGATCGTATATGATGGATCCAATCCACAGGGCATCGTCTGGGGAATTATCCCAATATCCGTCGTTGCCGAAGTGGAGGCTTAGGAATAATGAGGTGGCCGGATGGCTTATAGCACGTTGGCCGACATCAAAAAATTGATCCCGGAGGAAACGCTCATCCAATTGACGGACGATGAGGGCGCGGGGATCGTCAACCAGGCGCGGATCGACGAGGCGATATCGCAGGCGGACGAGGAGATCGATTCTTACCTGGGGAATCGGTACGACGTGCCCATTGCGGCGCCCGTGCCGGGGATCATAAAGAAGCTCTCGGTCGACATGGCCATCTACAATCTTTATTCCCGGCGGATGGAAGAGATCCCCAAGGCGCGCGATGACCGCTATCGCAATGCCATCCGGATCCTGGAGGGGATCGCCAAGGGCACGATCTCGGTGGGCGAGACCGACGAGCCGGAGGGAGGGGCGGACCAGATCGAGGCCAGCACGTCGGAGGACGACAGAATCTTCACGAAAGACAAGTTGAGTGGATACTGACAGCGACGCGGAGACGGCGGGATGCGGGGACGCGGGGAAGCGGATAAGAGATGCTGACGGAAATTCAAGGGGCGATACTGGATCGACTCAAGGAGATCGCGGAAGCTGCCCAGGTGGACGTATGGCAGGGAGAAGAGACCCCTTTGCTGGAGATGCCCCAGAAATTCCCCGCCCTCTGGGTGATCTACCGCGGGGCCTCCTTTTCGGAGAAGAAATTGGTCGGAGGCGACCGCGCGGATTTCACCATGACCTTCGTGATCTTTTTGCTCCATAAAAATCTTCGATCCCGCAGGGCCGGCGCCGAGGAGGCCTACGCCGTGATCGAATCGGTCCGGGCGAAATTGATCGCTTACAAGATCCTGGCCTACGGCTGGCTCTGGCCGGTCAACGAGGAGTTGATCCTGGCGGAGAGCGGGTTCCTGGGTTACGCGCTGGAATATAGACTCCGTACAAATACGTGAGATTTCCGTCATTCCGGCGAAAGCCGGAATCCAGATTGAAGGAGAAGCGACATGAAGGTCTTTTATGATGAAGGGCCGGAGACGATCCGGTTCGGGCCGCATGAGATGCGGATCGGCGAGCCGAAGGACTTGCCGGATGAGATCGCGAAGGACTTACTCCGCAAGGGCAGAGTGAAGAAATATGACGCGGAGACGCGGAGAGGGCGAGACGCGGAGAAAAGATAGACGCGGAGACGCCGGGAAGGCGAGACGCGGAGAAGGATAAGGAGGTAAATCATGGCACAGCAGACTGGGGCCACCACTAGGCTCGTTTACGACACGGAGACGACTTACAAGACGAACCCGGGATCTCCGGATGGGATGCTTCTTCCCTTCGTCTCCGAATCGGTCTCTCTTGAGAGGGCTTTCGTCTCCTCGAAGACGATCCGGTCCTCGCGACAGCCGCAGATGCCCGTGCGGGCGCGGATCAACGTGGCCGGGGATATCAATTTCGAGCTCGCGCCGGAATATGGACGGCTCTTGAAGCATATCTTCGGGTCCGGAGTTAAGACCGGCGGCAGCGCGCCGTACACCTGGACCTACAAGATCGCGACTCTCCCCGTCGGCATGGTCCTGGAGAAACAATTCCCGGACCTGGATACCGCGAAATACTTCCTCTACAACGGCCTAAAAATCGGATCGTTCCGGCTGCGCGGCCGGGCGGAGGGGTTCCTCGACGCCTCGGTCTCGCTGATCGGAGCCAAGGAGACGATCAATTCTTCCGCCTATGATGCGAGCGTCACGGACCTGGGCCACACGCCGTTCGATGGATTCGAGGTGACCATCAAGCAGGGCGGAGCGCCGCTGACGGAGGCGGTGACCGAGTTCGAGTTCACTTTAGACAACGCCCTTGACGACAGCATCTACGCCATCGGCGGGGCCGGGCAGCGGTCGGCGCTGCGGGAGGGAATCGCCCGGGTTACCGGGAAACTCACCGCCTTCTTTGCCAACGACACTCTATATGCCCTGGCCGTAGCCGGGACCGAGACAGCCTTAGAGGTCGACCTGCAGCACGGGAATGGGACAGGGAATCCGGCGGGGAACGAGAAGCTCTCTTTCATGTTCGACGAGATGAAATTCTTCCCCAAATCTCCGGCGATTACAGGGCCAACCGGCCTTTTGGTCGAATTGGGATTTGAGGCGTACTATCGCGTCGACGCCGACGCCTCGGCTTGCTACGCAGTCCTATTGACGCCCGTATCAGCGTTTTGAGGAAGCAGGAACCAAGGATCAGGACGCAGGAATCTGAACCCTGAATCCTGTTTCCTCTAACCTATCTCCTCTTGAGGAACTCATGAAGGAATACAATATCGGCGGGCGGATCTTTTTTATTCGGCCCCTTGTCCTCGGCCAGTGGAAGCAACTGATCAACTACCTCGTGACGGCCGGGGCCGGGGATCCGGTCGAAATTCTGGGCAGTCCCGGCGCCCTGGCCATCATCCTCCAGGAGAAAGATATAAAGATAAAAGATAAGGATCCGGAATCCCTGGCTCGGTTCCTGGAGGACCAGGAGATGGATGGCCTGACCACCCTGGAGGTGGTGGAGGATTTTTTCGATCTGAACAACCTGGAGTTCTTTCTGTCCAAGCTCGACGCGGTGCGGGAGAAGATCCGGATCCCGGCGCCTGGGTCGACGGCCTCACCGTCCTCCTCTCCGGAGGGGACATCACCAGGCGCGACGAAATCCTCTGGGGGTTCACCCCCGGAGAATGCGAACCCTTCGCCCGATACCGCGACCGTGATGTGATCTTCCGGGAGGCGGTCCTCTCATTCCTCGGGGTCAAAGACAAAAAAGAGGAAGAAAAGGCCTATTGTAAGGCGTGTAAAAGGGCTAAAAAAGACTTCCATTGCGAAAGATGCAATCGAAAGGAGATAGGAAACAGGAACCAAGGATCAGGAAGCAGGGAAAAAGAAAATCCTGAATCCTGAACCTTGAATCCTGAATCCTTTTTGTGGCGGAAAATAAAGTCCAAATCACGATCGAGGCGATCGACAAGGCCAAGGAGGCCTTGACCAACCTCGCCGATGGGCTGAAGGGCATCCAGGACCAGACTAGGGGCGTGGCCAAGGAATCGACGGCCCTGGGCGGAATCCTCTCTTCCCTGAAAGAGAACTGGGCCGCGCTCTCCATCGGCATTAATCAAGCCCTTGAGCTTCTCAACAAGGCCCTCTACATCCCGCGCAAAATGACGGAATGGGGCGAGATGGGCGCCCAGATCATGCGGACCGAGCAGGCGTTCAAGGCCGTGGCCGAGGCCTCCGGATATTCCTCCGATAAAATCCTTGCCGACCTGGTGAAGGCATCCAAGGGCACGATGGACGCTTCGGATATCATGCAGCGCGCCGGCCGGCTGATGCAGGAGGGAATCGACCCGTCGAAGCTCGTGGAGATGATGAAACTCCTCCAGAGGCAGGCGCCGCTGACGGGCGACACGATGCAGGAGGCCTGGGATAAAATCGGTTCGGCCATGACCACGGGCAACCTTCGTATGGCCAAACAATATGTCGGATATGTTGACCTGCAAAAAGAACTCTCCAGGTACGCCGAGTCCCTAGGCACGACGGCGGACCGGCTGAGCGAGCATGGAAGACAGGTCGCCACGTTCGATATTACGCTCTCAAAGATGAGGGCGACAACCCAGGGCCTCGCCGCCGACACGAATACCTATTCCGAGTCGATCCAGAAATCGAATGCTCAAATCAAGGAATCCTGGGATACGATCAAGAAGAGCTTCGTCCCCGAGGCGGAAAGGGCCGTAAGCATTTGGGCCAAAGTGATGGATCTCATTGCTAAGGTCCTGAGCTCCGAGATGGTCACGAGCAAAAAATATTACGAGCGCCAGGCCGCGCTCAAGGGCGGATATGGCCCGCCGATGGAGGCCGGCCTGGGATTCGGCCCCGTGGGAAAGCCGCCCGAGCCGCTGATCGCCGCGCCCACGTTAGAGCAAGAGATGGAACTCCAATCCTTCCGGCTTTCCACGCGGGCCAAAATCCTGGAGGCGATTGGCAGAGAAAGGGAAGCCCTGGAGGCCAGGCAGGCGGCCGAGATCGCCGGCGAGAAGGATGTCGAGAAGCAGGTAGAAATGGACCGGCGCCACCGGGCGGAAATGGAGAAATTCGATTTCGATAAAAGGATTTACTTCACAAAAACAGCGATGCAAGAAGAGGCCAAAGGTTCCGACGATATGCTGGAGAGGCTGGCCGATCGCCGCCAGGTGGAAGAAGATATCCAGGAGATGGACAAAAACTATTACGCCTGGCTGGAAAAGGCGAGCGGCGAGCCCGCCAAGAGGTTCCAGGCGGCGGCCGAGGCCACGGCCAACTGGCGGAGCCAATTCCCTACCCTGCAGGAATCGATGTCGACCACGATCTTCAAAATTAAGGCAATGGCGGACACCTACCAGCAGCTTTTTCAATCGACCGGCAAGTATGCCCGCGAATGGGTTTACTATCGCGAAGAACTCCTGGACCAGGAGATTGAGGACCTGAAGGCCACTCTCGACGAGGAATTGGCGGCCACGATTAATTGGGAAGAATTCCGCGCGGAGAGGATCAAGCGGATCCGGATCGAAGGGGGACTCCTGGGCCTCGGGGAATCCTGGAAGGCCGGGTTGAAGGATCAAGAGGTGGCCTGGTCGAATACCAGCGCCAATATGGTGACGATGGCGAAAGATTCGGCTGAGGCCATGAGGTCCAGCATGGAAGAAGGATTCTTCGATATCATGACGCTCCGGTTCGAGCGGCTGGATCAGATCGCCGCTAATTTTCTTGACGGCCTGGCGCGCGCCTTCGCCCGGTGGGCCTCGACGGAGATCGGCGCCGGCCTGTTGGGATATTTGGGAGGTTTCGGCGGCATGAGCGAAGGCGCGGCGATCGCCGCCTACCGACCCACCATTCCCTACCATGAGGGATCCCACGGCATCATAACGATCGTCCCAAAATTCCACCAGGGATCGGATGAGTTTTTGGCCCTGCTTCAGACGGGAGAAAGGGTTCTATCGCGGAAGGAAGTGGCGGCCGGAGCAGGCTCGCCGCAGATCAACGTCAATATCCAAAATTATACGGGCGCCCAGGTGACCGCAAGGGAGACGGGGAACGGGCGGGGGTCTAGGGATCTGACGATCCTGATCTCGGAGGTGACCGGATCCGAGGCCCGGAGATACGGATCTCCCTTGAATCGCGGGATCAGGCAGATCGGGGGAATGAATCCCCTGATCAGCAGGTAAGTTTCTTTCTTCGTCATTCCGGCGGAAGCCGGAATCCAGGCGGGTGAAAAAAAAGAATGCCGGACTGGCCGGGTACCTTGGACGTCAAACCTCTGATAGATGCCTATGATGAACGGGCCCCGAACCTTTTGCTCCGCACGCCTATGGACTCGGGGCCGGCGAAGGTCCGGAGAAAGCTCAGCAACAATTCCAGGTTCGTCACCGTCGAATTGAATTTGGACGATTCGCAGCTGACCACCTTCGATGACTTTTTCATGACCACGATCCTCGGCGGCGCCCTTTCGTTCAATTGGGTCCACCCGCGAACGGGGACCGCGATCGAATCGCGCATCGTCGCCGACGAAAACCAGGGGCCCGAATACCGGCTGAGAGAGATGAGCTGGCTGGTGACTTTCCTCCTGGAGATCCTGCCATGAGGTATATTCCGCTAAGCACCCTCAGGGCCATGTATGCCCTGGACGCCGACGAATTCCCGATCATCCTCCTGACCATCTCGCGAGGAATGGATATTCTGAGATTATCATCTGACGCCACCCAGGTCGTTTATAGCCAGCAGATAGGCGCGGGAGTCGCCCAGGTCGTGGATAGCTCCGGGAATGTTATCATCTCGAGCCCGGGCGGGGAGCACATCATCGCCTACGCGCAAAAAGTCTACGGCACCATCAGCCGCGGCCAGGCCTTTATCTTCTTCCCTTTTGAACTGACCCTCCCGCAGGACCAGGCGGAATCGGTGCCGAAGATGAAGGTTACCGTCGAGAACGTGAGCGCCGAGATTGGGTGGTGGCTGCGGAAATCGACCGAGAAACCAGCGGTCACGGTCGAAGTAGTTTCCAGCGGGGACCCGGACACGCCGGTGGCGAGCTTCCCGGATTTTGAATTATCAGCCTTCCGGGGCGGGTCCATGACCGTGGAGGCGGACCTGACCCTATCGAACCTTGAGCGGGAGCCTTTCCCGGCTGGAACTTTCAACCCGACTCATTTTCCGGGACTGTTTTGATGGATGGCGTCGAGAAATATCTGGGAATTCCGTTCAAGGACAAGGGCCGTGACTTTTCCGGGTGCGATTGCTGGGGACTGGTAAGACTTTTCCTTTTGGGGGAGTTCGGGATTGAGATTGATAGTTTGTGGGAATCCTATGCGCATTGCCGCGACATTGAGAGTATCAAAAAATTGGTCGAAGAGGAAAAGACTAGGTGGATGCCGGTGGAAGGGCCGGAAAACAAGGGCGACGTGCTCGACCTTTCCCTTTCGAAGCGCGATTTCCACGTCGGCGTCGTGGCGGCTCCAGGTCGCATCCTTCATGTGGAGCGAGGTGGATTCTCTCAACTCGATCCTAAGACAAGCCAAATGATTTGC